CCCAACAACGTTGATATGTAATCACATCTACTTTTGTATCTAGATTATTACGTTGTATGATTGTACACAACAGATATGTCAGCAATGCACTATCAGCACCACCTGAAAGATTGATGCCAATACGCTGCCATCTTGTATCAAAAGGAATAGTCAACTTACTAAAAGTTGTAAGCAGTATGTCATTTGAAATATTTTTGTATAAAGAATTGTTTGTATTAAACATTTCGTATAACTTCTCCGTTTACAAACTTGTAGTTTTTAATATGTTGATTAAAATCTTGCTTCCATATTTTATCTGTTTTTTCAATATACTTCATAAAAGCAGTCCAATCAGATTTTTTTGCATCGTAGTTTAAAATGTATTTTCTTATATATTCTAAACCTGCTACTGCACTATTGATATCTTGCCACATATCGTAAGGCTGTTCTATTCCTACTTGGAAGTGACTTTTTAATATCCTAGACGACTCTATGTTCTCTCTTCTTTTTTTATCTACACCAAATATAGCATTACGTGTTTCTTCGATATCGTTTAATACCGAACTTCTATGTTTCAATAACATTACACTTGGGTTTAGATAATCAGGTGTATACACTATACTAACATTGATATAGTTAATGTCAAGTTCTAAAAAACTAAGCATCGCATCTTTTATTTCCATAAGTTGATATGTTCCTGTAGTGTAAACTATATTAATCTCGCAATGATTATTGTCAGCTTGTTTAAAATGATTTATATTTTCTTTTAGCTTTTGCCAATCGCCTTGTCTAAAGTAAGGATATAATCTAGGACCAGCATCTACGCTTATTTGAATGTTTACATCACCAAACAAGTTTAATAACCTACTTAACTCAACTGCATCAAAATCTGCATTAAAGTTACTATGGAAAATGATTTTCATATTTTCAGCATTAGGATGTTCAGATAGTTTGCTGAGTGTTGGAAAGAACTGTTTTTGATACAACACTTCGCCGCCGGCAAAATCTACTCTTTCGAGGTTTGGAAAGTTGGTGTTGAGATCTTCGACTATTTCTAAAGCACGAGCTGTACTAATACTTATAGTATAATCATCATCTGCATCTTGTCGATGCATTTGTCCAGTTAGCTGTATTAGATTGTGTTTATAATCTTCATCGTCAGGTGTGTATTTTTTTAGCTTGGACATCCAGCCGCTGCTGAATACTTGACTACAATGCAAACAGCTCATATTACAACTATGGCTAAAACGCATCTCGATTGTTTTTAATCCTTCAAATGCTGTTTCTCCGGTTTCGTTATTATAATATTGCAAATCAACATCTTGCTCTTGACGCATACTCTTGCCTGCGTTTGCTTGTTCAACATGTTCACACATATTGCAGCCTTTGCACCAAGTTCCACTCATTAGTTTTTTACGATGATTTTTAAAGTTTTCATTATTAAAAAACTTGCTTGGTAGGTACTCATCATCAAGCATTTGAAACTTTTCGTGTTGTGTAGGACAACTCGTTGCAAATCCATTTTTAAAGTTGATTCCGCCTACAGCATAATAACAATCTAAACTAGCCAAAGATTTTCTCCCATAAACTTTGTTTTTGTTTTGGTATATCTAATAAAAATCCGCTGACATTGTCCTTTCCCCATTGTTTTTCCTGACAGAAAAAACAAGTTCCGCATTCTGGAGGATATTTAGTTTTGTAATCTTCTTTAATATCAACTATGCCAGCTTCACAACTTCGTGTTAACTTTAATAAATCATCTAACTTATAGTTAACATACTGTGCCATTGTATAGTTTTTTCTTAGAAGCCCAAAAGGATTAATACAAGATCCTGTAATAACCCAATCCCAGTTATCCTTAACAACTTTTTCATTTCGAAATTCAGGTGCTTGATTGTTATCCAAAGGAGGATTCATAGTGGTTCCGCTGTATACCCATTCGTAGTTATAAGATTTTATTAAATATTCTTGATAACCGTGTGTTATTAACACATCGCATTTTGCCATTGGTGGCAATGTCAAGTTGGGTAGATTTAGATTTTTTAAAGGCACTGTTTCAAATTCGTGTGGCAAGAATCCCCAATGCTGCATACCAATGATATTTGGAAACTGTTTTTTTAAATATTTAAAAGCATCTTCTGCCATTGGTTTTAGCCAAGGCTTTTGTTCCCAGAAACGTACCATTGTGTATACATCTATTTTTGTTTTGAGTTTTTCTCTTTTAATAAGTGTACACAACATGTAAAGTAATAGACTGCTGTCGGCACCTCCACTAAATGCTACTAATATTTTTTTTGCATGTTTATCAAGATGTATAGGCAGGTTGTTTATTCTATAAACAGTGGGATATCTTCGAGTATAGTTCTTTTTTTCAAACTGATCGACAAAATTTCGTTTTTTATAATGTAGTTCTAAATAGTCTAAGTACTTAGTATCATCCATCAAAAATATCTTTCATCTCAGGAAATGTTTCAGCAAAGGTAATACCACGTTGTTTGTCGCATAGGTTTATAAACTCTTGCATTTCCGGCAAGCGTCTACTCCAGTCTTCTGATTCCATAAACTGTAGCATACCGTTAAGACGTTTAATACCATAAGGAGCGGCGTCAAACATTGCTTTGGTTACTTTACCTTTGTGCCAACTAGGAATACCTAGTTCCCAGTTTTCTTCCCACCATGGATAAAACTCTTCATACTTTTTACGTACTTCTGCTTTAAACCATTCTGGCAGCACTTTAACATTCAAGTGCGGAGGATGGTAAACAAAGTGGTAGTTTACTCCGCCTGCGCCAAAGGGCCACATGTTGATCTTTTTAAATCTTTTCTCTAGTTTCCACTTGATAAAATCTGGTATGTAGTATATGTTTAGTGCTTGTACTGCACATGCTACAGTTATTTCTACATTGTTACTGGTTTCGTTATCTAATATATGAAATACTTCTTCCTGACGTTTCCATTCACTTGGATAACGAATATAATCATTCATTTCATGTATGCTATCTATCGAATAGTGGAAGCGCACCAGTTTGAATTCTCGCCATAGATCAAATAAATCTTCTCTCCATTCGACTCCATTACTGTTATAACGTAGTTCGAGATCTTTTGCATAGCCCATTTTAATCGCATGTTCAAGTATTTCATAATGTTCCTCAATGATAAGACTTTCGCCGCCGGCAAAGTATATTTGTTGCATACTTGGCATTTGTTCGTAAAACTGTTTCCAAAATACTGGATTTTGTTTATGCCAGTTGTAGCTACTGCCGTTTGTACTGCCTTTGTCTTGCCACTGCATTGTTTCTTTGAGTGACTCATTCTTAACACCTGGAAAGATTGCCTTGTAATCTTTGATCCAACCACTACTATCGTGTGGTGAACACATTACACATGCCAACTGACACTTGGTGCCGAAGCGTAAGTCAATGTATGCTAGGTTAGGAGGCACTTCGCCGTCTTCTGTTGTATCGGCTATCAGTTTGTCAACATCAGTACGCTGGCTCCAGTATGCAGTTTCCCACATACGTTTACTATTGTGTCCTGCTGCTTCTTCTCTATAGCACTTTAAACAACTAGGAGGCTTTTCACCGTTCATCATTTGCTTGCGTACATTTTTCATGTATTCACTATTCCAAGCAGTTTGAAAATCAGTCACGTTTAAGTTGTTTGGCTTTCCGTCATCGGTTTTAAGAATACCAACTTGTCCGCCATGTTCTTTATCGTTGGTGGCGCCTACACTACTAGCGTTTGCTGTACAGCATACTCGCATACTACCATCTGGTCTTGTACTAAGGTGTACCCATGGAAGGATACAAAATGTGTCACTTACTTTGCTCATACTGTACTTATACCTTTATCTGCGTAGTTTATTTCATTATGATATGCTTTATTTTTTGCACATGTTCTAATACATCTACTAAGATGTAATGGATGACTTGGTTGCCAACTTGCTGTTAATAGATCTTTATACCAAGGATGTTGCATTACTTCTTCCTTGGTGTGTAACAGTAAACTATTCCACCCAGGTTCAAATCTGTTTAGTTTCTGCATTATACCTTCTCTGTTTTTAAATGCACTATCCCATAAAAAACAACACGGCCACATAGTCTGATCACTTGCTATAAATATTTCACCTTCGTGGATATACTTACATATAATACTATCAACTACTTCTTTAGTTTTTTTGGCATCAGCTTTATGAGATTTATACTCAGTAATAAACTTATCTAAATCTTTCATTATATCTTTTTTACTATGCTCTTTACTTCCTGTAGTTGTAATAACTTTTTGTTCCGTTTGTTTTTTAGTTTTTATTTTTGCAACCCAATCGTGATAACTATTACGCATTCCAGTACGTGTAGCAAAATCAAATCCTAGTACTGCGGCATGTGCTCTAGCAGTAACTAACTCTTGCTCATTGTGATCAAAAATAATATAAATCCATGTAGCATGACGTTCTGGTGCTGCTTCAGAAAATGCTATAATATTGCGTTCTACAACACTCCATTTGGTGTTTACTCTATATATGTGATTGGTGTTTTTGTGGCCGTCAATACAAAAATGTATATGCAACTTTCCAATATACATTGATGCAAGTTCGCCTAGTTGTTTCCACCACGCTGCATTATTATATCCACCATTGGTACTATATTCACAATAAGCACCTTGACTAAGAAGGTACTCTGTCATAGCCAAACAATCAGGATTGGTAATAGGATCTCCAAGCACACCACAAAACTTGAACTCTACTCCATTGTAATCTGCAGGTGGAAATATTCGCTGCAGATCTTGCAGTGAAAAACTGTTTATTCTCAGCAAATCACTATTAAGTGTTCTAGCACAACCCGGACAAGCTGCATTACAATCACTGGTTATTTCTAGTTCAACTTTTTTAATCATATTAGTTCTGCTAACTCCGGAAAGGTTTCTACAAAGTTAGTATTCCTTTTTTGGTCCCACATCTCTATTGTTTTTTTAAAGTTACGGTGAAGATTAGGATTATCATCACGTATATTTAGATAATCAAATAATCGATGATTTTTTTGTAGTTTGTATAACTTTGAATTTGCAAACATCATTTGCTGATCATTTAGTAGCACCGGAGTGTATGCTGTTGGCCCGTGCCATGGTAACAAAATCCAATTGTCCATATCAATATCATTGTCAATATACCATTCTTCTAGTGTATCTATAGTTAGTGCATTAAACAAACTATAACTTGTTTGTACGTGTACTTTTGCAACTTGTTTTATTCTGTTGTAGTTTTTTAACCATTTTTCTTCTACCAGCGGATATCTAATATATGTACCACGCTTGCCAAAATGATCATGACTAAATGTGATATCAAAATTTGTAAACTTTGACAGATAATCATTTACAATATCTTTGCCTTTGTATGTACTTACACTGCCATTTGTATGCGATGTAATGTGTATGTCAAATATTTTGTTATCAATCAATACATCAAATAGTTTGTAGTATTGTTCTTGCATAAAGGGCTCACCTCCGTTACAATGTATTGATTGTATTGTATCCGCATGTTCTAAAATGTATTCAATAATAGGATCTATATTATTACTCCATTCGCTAGATACATTAGTATGTCGTATATTTAAATCTCTTTGTATTTCTATATCAGTATAGTTTTTTGCCCATGTACTACTAAGTTCAGATTCGCATCCTAGACATGCAAAGTTACAGTTATTACTTACAAGTAAATCAACAAAAATAGGTTTTTGTTCTGATAAATCAGCACTCATTACCTGTTTACTATAATGCATTGCCTTGTATGCATTTTCATTTGAAAACATTTGTACATTATGTATGCTGCCGGTTTGATTATAAAACTTGCTGCAAGACTGGCAACTATTTTTAGGATAGTTTCCTTCTAAAAAATCCTGGCGAGTAAGTTTTGCAGATTTGCTGTTGTAAACATTTTCAATAGAACTGTAGTTATAGTTGCCAAAACTACTAGTAGATGCGCAACACGGTTTTACAATACCATCTCTTCCAAAATATATTTGGTTAAACGGTGCATAACAAAATGTTTTATTTTTCCAATACGGCGTCATTTAAACTGCTCTGCAAATGGGTCAAACTCTTTGCCACATTTCATGCTGCATACTTTTAGTTTTCCATCAGCTATACTTTTCTTATCCCAACTATTTTGTATATTATCAAAAATGCCTGTTTCAAATACTGCACGTAATCCATGTTTTTTAGCACTAATAGCATCTTTGCCTCCAGCTGCATCAACAAAATCCCATACTTGTTCTTGCTTAGGATCTTTGTGCCACCATTTGTACATACGTCCAGCAGTCCAACAACACGGCATAGCAAGTCCTTCTGCTGTAATAAACAAGTTGCCTTCGTCTTTTACTTTACAATGTATAGCAGCACGATCATAATAAGTATCCATACTTCCGTGTTTTTCTTTTACTTTGTCGTATGTTTCGAGTGCCTTGTTTAAATACTTGGCATCAGGTTTTTTAAGTTTGGCAGTTTGTTCACCTTTGCGATTTACTGCTTGATGTGATTCTTTCTTTTCACTTTGTGCTGTTACAAATCTGCCAGTTTTCTTCTTAACAAATCTTTCGCATCCCCATGTATTTGCAAGTGCTTCAGCTTCTTCAACTTGGTGTTGATTGTGTTCAAAAATTAAAAAGTCCCAACGTGCTCTGCCACCTGCTGCAATAAACGCTCGCATGTTGCGTTCTACATTATCCCATACAACGCCTTGACGATACAGGTGATTAGTATCCCTTAAACCATCAACACTAAAAATAACAGCACCCATCCGGCCAATAACATTAGCCAACTCACTCCACCATTCAACACTTTTTGCTCCTGCATTTGTATTCATACTGAGCCACATTTTATCATTGTGTTCACGGAAGTACTTGAATATTTCTAGTGTATCTCGTGCTACAATAGGATCGCCCAAGTTACCGCACATATACATAGTGTTCAGTTGTGCAATAAACTCTGGTTCAAAGATGCGTTTACAATCATCTAGTGTAAGTTCGCTCAAATCAATATGCGGATTTAATGCTCCGCCGTTTTGATTTCTATCACACATAGGGCAACTGGCTTGACAGTTTTGTGTGTTTTCTAAATGTATTGTTTTTATATTTTCGTACTTATACATCCATTATCAACTTTACATCTTTACCAGGACCAACCTTACTGGGTAGGTCGCCATACTGTTCAACATACCATTCAATAACAGCCTTGTACCAGTTTTGACTGTTGTGATGTGCTTTCTTATTAAACTGCCAAATATTATTGTTAGTTGCTTGTATTGTACTTAGAGCTCTTGCACTTTCTTTTTGTAGCTCACGTACACTTAAATCACTTATATCCAATTCGCATAAACCTTTTGTATTTTTCTAGTTCTAGTTCGCCACTGTACAGCTCTTCGCCGAGATATACTTGTTTTGTAAAACTTTCAAGTGTTTCATGACAGTTAACATGTTCGTTGATTTCAAAATAGTTATTACTTTGCATTATTACTAAACTTCCGTATGTTATGCTGTCATACCAACTATCAAAGTTATTTATATGTTCGCAACTTGTGTTAATAACAGTATCTGGTACTGTCCACAATCTCTGAGTTGTACCGTCTGTTTTGTTTACATCGTATATATGTTCGTCAAATCTTATTTCGTGTATGTCTTCAGTGCTGGCTTTAAATTTCCAGTTATCAGTAACCCAAGGTTTGTTAAATATTTCGGCTATTTTCCAAACATCTGGATCTACATCAAAACTCCGAATAAAATCTATTTTTATATCACTTTCAAATAACATAGTAGCAAGAGTAGCATACCACCCTGCACATAAAAATACTTTACCTAGTTCAACATTACATTTTTTAAGCTCATCTACTAGCCAAAGTTTACTTTGTAGCTGTCCTCTACTAAAACAATCTTCGTCTATTTGAACATTATTAGTCTCAAAGTTTTTAAATGCATCAACAAAATGTGTACTATCTCTATCTTTTAAGAGTCTAAGTATACTCCATATATTGTCATCCATCGTAGCTTTTCTTAAATCTTCGTTGCCTACTAATCTAAAAATACTATGCATGTTGTCGTCGACGACTGCTTTTCTTAAATCATCGTTTCCTGGCAGTAATCTAAATAAACTATGTAAGTTTTTTTCTAAGACTGCCTTGCGTAAGTCTTCAGCTTCACCAATTATACGTTTGTTATCTATACAACGAAAAATACTATGAATGTTTTTCGTTAAAATAGCACTACGCAAATCTTCATCTGATGTAAACTCTAATATAGCACTTATATCATTATCAATGTATACACGGCGTAAGTTTTCAAAATATTCATCTTGCGGATTTAGTATTTCAAATCTGTCTAAAAGTTTATATATTTCCATCAAACTTTTCCTTTAACCAATCAAAATCATTGATAGCTTTTAATGCTTGGCTATCACCTTTGTTGCGAGTGCCGTAAGCTGTGCCTGCTTTGGCTCCTTGCAGTGCATCCTTTCCAAACGGAGTATCGGGTATCATATGCATACACCAAGTCCTCAAACGTTCATTAGTTTCTTGACTTTTTTGTCTATCAATAATCTTACTCGATAGTTTTGCACATTCTCTAAATGCACTTTTCCACGCATTAAACGCATCAGTGTTAAATGCTGTAATATTTGAAACACTTGGCATAGCTACAAACTTATCACTAATACTTGTGGTCATATCAGGCTTACTAATATCCATGTTAAGTGTTTCGTGTCTTGGAAATAACTTAATACCGCCATACCCATAAACTAATCCGTTTACTGGATTTTTACTACGCCATACATGCACATGATTATATTGCCAAGCTGGAACTTGCCAATCAAAGTTAAAATCGTCAACAACTACAGCATCGCCATCAACTATATAAAGCATAGGTGTATTGCATACCTTTGCTGCTTCGATATGTGCCTGATGTATTCCTTTGACACCATGTACTCTATGTATTACTCTATCTGGAAATCTAGTTTTTAGATTTTCAAAGTTTTCATCTGCATTTGGTTCTTGATAACTAATAAAAACAATATCGTAAGGGTTAGGTGTACTTGCTTGTATATCTACTTCTTTTTTGTTAGCAATAAATTTAAAGTGCCATTCACGTTTACTGATTTTAGCATATTTACTGCAAAGTATAATACCATCATGAAACTTGCCATTTAGAAATACATGATTAATACGTCTATCAAAACTATTAGAATGTTCAAAATAATCATCAAACATAAAATCTTTACAAACTGTTACCGTTGGGGGAATAATATAAAACATTTCAGTTGTACTAGTTTCTAATGCGTTTATATATTCTTCATATGTATCAACAACATTAAATATATTGTACTTACCAGCAACACTTGTAACTATATCGTGTTCTTTTCGATTTACAGGAAATCTATATTCTACTTCTCGTTTACTTAACGGAACGTGTTTGCTGCATAAAAATAAACCATTGTACAAATCTTCGCCGTCTACTTGATGTATAAATGCATGGTTTTGTTTTCTATCAATCTGTTCGTGATGTGATATGTAGAACGTGTCAACAAACTCTGTATCAATACTAATATTAGCAGTACTCATCCAAAACATATCAGTTGTGCTAGTTTCTAATGCGTTTAAGTATTCTTTATATGTATCAATGTTGAATATATCATACGGAGCAGGCACACTTGCTTGTATATCTACTTCTTTTTTGTTAACAAAAAATCTATGCTGCAACTCTCTGTCTGATATTGTTGCATTTTTAGGTATTAGCGAAACACCATCATAAAACTCATTATTTTTAAATACATGAACATAATCAGTGCTCCATGCATCTGGTTCGTAATCAAAGTTAAAATCATTGTTTATTACAATGTCAGGCCACACTACCCAGAACATTTTTGTAATACAAATACGCTTTGCATCTTCAAGAGTATCTGCATTTTTTAAAAGAGGAAATCTTTGTTTTGCAGAGTTCCACTGTTTGTTTTTTTCGCCAATAAAGATTATATCATACATATAACTAGTTATAACATATTTTAATCAACAAGTCAAGAACAGAATGTGATAAATACTAGAGAAGAGGAACCAACAAAAATGACCGATTTTATACCAGGTGAAGCATACCGACTAGATATTATTACAGCAGACGAAACAGTTATTGTTGATAGCTGGCAGGGACAGATTAAAGCCAGTGTTGTTGATGTTGACGGTATTATATTAGTTGATGTTGAAACTGGAAACTTGTATGGTTCTTTGATTGGAACCATTGAAGATACAGAAGGTAATACTATTTTATCTTCCACAGGCAATCTAACTGGTAGTGTTACTGGTAGTGTATACGACGACAACGAGGGGTTAGCATTTGATGGTGATACTGGATTGGTTATTGCTGATGTTGTCGGAAACATTGTAGATAGCAATGGCGAAGCTATTGTTAATACTGGAGCAAGATCTATTAATGCCGACAGTATTACTGGATCGTTTTACGGTGAGCTTACAGGAAGTATAACTGCCGATAGTGTAATATACGGTACATTTAACGGTGACTTTAATGGTACTAGCTACGGAGATTTTTTCGGTGATACTACAGGTACACATACTGGTGAAGTAATAGGCGGAGTAACTGGAGACGTAACAGGCAATGTTACAGGAAATCTTACTGGAGAGTTACTTGCTATACAGCCAGGCGATGATATTGCTACACGACTAACTGGACACAACAATACTGGTGGATACGATCAATGGGAGTTTTACGGTGGACTTGCTCATCCTGTTTATCCTGAAGATGATGCAGTTGCAAGAGGTCCTATAGTTAATATTGGAGCAACTAGAGCTGACACAGAAGTAAGAGCCAACTTAAATCATTACGATGGCACACCGGTAATGAGATTGTCCCTGGAAAGCTCGCCAACTTACAAAGCTGATTTTATGGGAAGACTTGTTGGAGCAGTTGCATATGACACACAAGGCGAAGATGGATTTATTAATATTGTATCAGGTTCAAGCAATGGAACACTTATTAGTGGTGTAAATGATAAGGTAAACATTGGTAATGAAAATGACGAAGTAAATATTATTGCTGATAGTTTAAGTATACAAACTGACTCGATTGACTCTCTTGCACACAGAGGCGAAGGCAATTCTAAAACATCATTATTAAACAATGACGAACTATTAAGTATCGAAAGCTGGGGATACAACGGTACTGAATACAAACGTGGTGGGCTTTTTGGATTTAAAGTTGACGGGACACCGGCTGCAACTGGAAATACTATGCCGTCAAGTTTTGGTATACAACTAAGTTCAGCGTCTAATACACATGTTACAAATACAGAAAATAGACTAGAGTTCAACAACAAGGGCGTATTAGAAGTTCCAGTATTTAAAGCTAGAGGTACTACATTTGCTGACAGAGATAGTATGACAGCAGAAGCAGGTATGATATTGTTTAACACTAGTAATAACAAGTTCCAAGGATATACCGGAACAACATGGGTTGACTTACACTAAAAAATATGCTATAATGATAACATATTAAAAAGTCTTCAAAGGAGAGTAAAGTATGTTATTTGATTGGAAACATTTAAAAAAAGCAAATACTAACTATTTTACACATTGTTTTATAGCAATATGTTATAGTTTTTTGGGACTTGGTATTTTTATAATGGGCATATTACACGCATTTTTTCCTTTTATGTTTGGATTTACACCTTACAAGATTGCTAAAAAAATCACCGACGGTACTGAAAAAAACTTTCCTGCTTGTATCAACGAGAAATAAATGAAAATTTTTATAGACGGTGAACAAATATCCGAACAATGGATAAGCGATTACACACTAAGTAATCCTGTGAATTGTTACAGTAACAACCCAGACTGGGAACAGAACGTTCTTAAACTATTACACAACTGGTATTGGCAAAATGGATATAGCTATGGCTATAGAGGTGATCAGTTTCTTAATCTAAGTACTAGCGGTACAACTGGATTTCCGCAGGACATTGGACATACCAAAGAAACCATAGAACAAGTTGTAGATGCAAATATTAAAACACTAGGGTTAGATAAAAATAGTAAAATACTCAGTTACTATTCTCCTCGCGGTATTGCGTTTAGTGTGCTAAGTGTATACCTTGCATTAAAACTAGATTGCGAACTATACATCGAAACATTCAAAGGCATTGACTATGTAAATCGTGTACACGAAATACGTCCGACACATACATTATTATTACCCAATGTTTGGAAAGTATTACACAAACACGATAGATGGAAGACACTAGATTATAGTAGTTTAGAAACTGTTATTACAGGAAGTGATTTTACACCAACAGGTATGCTGGACGAGCTACGTGAGCATAATCCAGGAAAAGTATACAATGTATACGGTAGTACTGAAGTACCTCCTATGGTGTTGTACAGCGAAGAAGAAAATACATATACTATAGATAGTATTACTCCGGGTGCAGAAGTTGATATTGTAAACGGACAGATTGCTTGCAAATGGAGTAGTCAATCTAACATATGGATTAGTGGTGACTGTGTTAACGGTGACAGAAATAGATTTACAATTAACGGACGCAAACACAATATGTTTAAACAAAATACTATCAGAGTATACCCTGAACAAATAGAAAAAGCGGCCGTTGCAGCTGGTGCAGAACTTGCATTATGCCAACAAATTAAAAATCAGTGTATATTATATTATACAGGCAATATAAAAGATATGGCAAATTTTGTAGAACAACATCGATATATTCCAAGATTTAGACTTCGGGCAGTAGATAAAATAGAAGTAGATAATAATCTAAAAAAGATTATAAGGACGCAAACATTTGTATAAACTAGAAATGTATAATGGTACACAAGATCTAACAGATTTTTATAAAGGTGCTGCTGCTAAAGGGTTTTATAACAATCATAATAAAACTGTGTTAATAGATTATATTAACAAACACGAAAATGCAAACTTATTTTTATTATACTATGGAGATAATATTGTAGGCACTAGTGTGAGCCATAGTTTGCAACAGTTAGGCATACTAGGAAAAAATGCACATAGAATAAGTGCTAGAACATGTGTATTAAATGATATAGTTGACGGGGAACGTGCCCATGCTGTACACAACTATCGACACTCTCCTATGAATCATTGGACTAGTCAAATGCTTACGCCTGTGTGTATGCACTATGTTGGATTAGAAAATCCTCAATATATTAGTACAAATACATTAGAAACTGGAAGTCAAAGTAAAGTACATCGCATATGGTCAAAGATTATGCACAACCAAGGATATTTAAAAGATCCTATAGAGTTAGAGTACAAAGGAACATTTCAAACATTTTGGAAAGTTGACGTTGATTTTTATATGAAAAAACTAGAAGAAAATATGTGGCCTGAAACTAAACAAGCACTAGACGTATTTCTTACAAAGTTCAAAAAAGTCTGACATCTCTGGAAACACTTGTTCGTGATCGACATTACGTCTACGCCCTTGTTCTTCAAAGAAGTTGTGGAAGTCTCTACGTCCTTGAATAACTTTATCTAGTGGATATTCTGTAGATTCCATGTAATCAACTACACGACGAAACTTTTCATACTCGATAGTGCTAAATGCATCCTTGCGATTATCATCTGTGTTCTCTTTGATAAACTGCAAATGGTCGTGCATATAACTCATGTAGTTTTTAGGCAGGATATTGATATCATACTGTAGAGGTTCTTTGAGATGCGGAGTATCAAACCCTAGTCGTTGCCATCTGTGCGTTTCTACATCATTGTATTTTTTACGCCATTCAAGAATCTTTTCAAGCAATGTGCGGAATGTAGTGACACTGAAAATATTAAATGTAATCATAATAACCATTGGTGCTTCACAGTTGCGCATAAAGTAATCTAAGTTGCGTTCAAACACTTCAATGTCTAACCCATCACGAATATACTCTGCACGTTTGCCCCAAGTGTCAATACTTGTAAACATTTTAAAACGTCTAATCTTGTTGTTTGTCAACAAGTCATTCACACGGTTTGTAAACTTTTCCAACTGCTTTGGCTTGCCACCTAAGTTGCTGTTGCAGTTTAGTTCTAACTCTGGTTTAGGATCTGCATCCAGCATATCAAACAACTTGTATGTGCTTTGTTGTATTGTAGGCTCACCGCCTGTAATACGCAAAATATGCAAGTCCTTACTAAGCTCTGGCCACCATTTCCAAAATGCATCTAAATACGGATTGCTTTGTTCTTCAAATATTTCAAACCAGTCAATATCGCATCTGTGATTCTTTACGTTTGTATAAGGACCGTGTTGCTTGATCTCTTGATGATATCTACTGCTGGCTTTTGGATGACAATATCCACAACGGAAGTTGCACTCATTACCAAACGAAACTTCCAAGTATTCTGGATTAACATCAAACTCAGCACCGCCTTCTTTGACAGCTTTCAAGCGTTCTTTAAAAAAGATAGTTTGGTTGCGTTGTTTTCTATCACTAACATAGTCTTTGCCCATTGCTTCAATCTTCCAGCAATAGTTGCATCCACTAGGTTGTTCACCTTTCATCATAGCAGCACGTTCTGCTTTCTTTTGTGCTGTATTGTGTATAGCACTAGGATTCTCTAATAGCGGTGCTGCGTCAATCTTGTGAGGAGCAGGATGATAACAACTATGTGTTTCACCTGTCTGAAAATAGATGTTTGCATGATACCACTTGGCAAAGCAAAACGTAGGAGATATTTCCTGCGTAATCTTATCGATACGCTTGATTTCTTCGCTTTCGCTGCGTTCCATTATTGTTCTCTATCTAAGAATTGTTTGCTGTTATCACGTGCCGGATTTTTGTATACTGTTTTAAAAAATAGACTTTGATTTCCATCAAGTGGTTCAGCAGCAATAGGCAACTCAAGTTCGTCTATCAGTGAATACCCAAGTCCAACAGTTTCTATTTCCATATGGTCTTCATCCATATCTTTGCTATCCCAATACTCATTGAGCCAATCAAAATCACGTACATTTACAAAGTCCCAGTCTGTACACATTGTCTTGTACAATCCTTCTCGTGCGCCGTAGATAGCCCAACGGCCGTTCTCAACATCTGCACCAATCATTAGCCAGATGTACAAACGGTGCAAGTTCTTCCAGTGATTTTTATGAAAGTCCTCTACACTAACACGCATGCCTTGATCCAGTGCCATTTTAACACCTTCTCTAAATCCAGCACGCCATGCTTGATGCGGTGTAGCATTATTCATAATAGTACTGTATGTACCA